AGAATTAGCAGAAAATTTTAAAGGTGCACAAAAAGCATCTAAAGAAATTAAAAAAAATGAAGCTGCAGTAGAAGAGTTTAAAAAGACTACTGGATTATCTGATTCTGATATAGGTAAAACTGTAAGAGGTAAAGAACTTCTATCAAAAAGAGAATCTCTTACTTCAGAATATTCTAAGTTTGATGCGAGATCGCAGTTTGTTAGACAAGAACCTGAAAAGGCAGAATTAACATCAATGAAACCAGCAGAAGAAAAGACACCTACTGCTGCATTTGCTTCTGCTGGTGAACAACAAGAAGCTGCAAATGAACAACTAAAGGTTCAAGGTGCACAGGCAGATCTCCTAACAAAGATAGAAGAAAACACTCGTCCAGGTGGCAAAGCAACTGCTGCTGTAGCAAGTAGTGATAGCGGTGGAGGTGGTGGAATTCTTGGTGGAATTGGTGTTGGTCTTGCTGCACTAGGTAAAGGTTTACAAGCATTAGGTACTGGTGCTGGTAAAGGAATTCAATTGTTCCTTCGTGGATTAGCCAGTGGTCTTGCTTCATTAGCAAACCCAGCTACACTAATTGGTCTTGGTGCTGTTACACTAGCGATAATGGGTATTGGTAAGGCACTTGAAATGGCTGCACCATTTATGGAAGCATTTGCTCCAGTCTTAATGAAAGTTGTTGAAACAATTCAAACTGTATTTGTTGCAGCTATTGAAAAGATTCCAGAAACTATTAGAGCAATCGGTGAAGTTATTATGGGAGTTGTCGGTGCTATCTCTGATTCTATCGTAGCAATCATTGATGCAGTTACAAGTAGTATAGAAAGATTAGCTGCAATTGATGGATCAAATCTACTTCAAGTTGGTGCTGGTTTAGGGGCAGTAGCATTAGGTATGGCTGCATTTGGTGCTGGCTCTGCCGTTGCTGGTGTTGGTAATCTCGTTGGTGGATTACTCGGTGCAGTAACTCCAGGTGGATCTGCTGTTGATCAAATTATGAAACTTGGTGAGAGTGGTCCAAATATTGAGAAAGCAGGTATCGGTGTAGAAAAACTAGCATCAGGATTAAGAGCATTCTCTGCCATAGACACTGATAAGATTAAAGCGATTGCTGCATTACCTACTGATAAAATTGCAGCGATGGGTGCTGCAATGGGTGCAGCTGGATTAGTGAATAGTAAGTCTGCTGAGAATCGTGCAGCAGAAGGACAATCTGGTGGAGGTGGTGGCAATACTTCTGTTGTTGCTCCAACGATTAATAATACAACTCGTCAAACACAACTAATTAAACCACCAGTAAGAAATCAAGAGTCATCTCTTAGTTCTTGGCAACGAAGTAAATACGCATAAAAAAAGGGATCGTAAAGATCCCTTTTCAATTTCTACTCTAAAGATTAATCTTCTTTAGCAATCTTTTCGAAGTAAGACATAACATCATCGTCATCATCGTTAATCTCAGGCATCTTTGGTGCTGGCTTTGAAGCAACCTTTGGTGCAGATGCTACTGGACGATCTTCTTGTTCAGCGATCTCTGCAGCAGACTTGCTTGCAAAAGAATCACCAGACAAGACTTCATTGAGTTTCTTTTTCAACTCATCATAAGACTTGAAGTTTTTACGATCTGTGAACTCAGACAACTTGTGTTGTGCGTTTACGATAGCCAATAGTTTTTCTTCATTATCAGAAACTGCTACTGGTTCGCTGAAACCTGACTCATCATAGTTTGCGTATCCATCTTTCTTACGCATACGCATTTTGAAGTTTGCACCTTCCCACAAATCAAAGACATTGACTGGCTTCTCGTCTTCAAAAGTTGGACGAGCCTTGTCCATAATCTTGTCAAAGATTTTCTTGCCGAATTTAAACAAGAATACCTTACCCTCGTTTTCAGGATGCTTTGGATCTGATACAATCAGAACATTGGCAATGAAAGAGAGTTTACGCTTTTGTTTGCGAGCGATCTCTTTGTTGGCTTCAGAACCAGAGTTCCAAAGAGTGGTGTTCAACTCACCAACAGGATCGTTCTCACCAAGAGTGGTTAGAGAGTTTTCAATATACCACTTACCAGTTGGACCTTGGAAGCCATGAGAAAAGATTCGAACCCATGGGAGTTCATCACCTTCTACTCGTGGAAGAAAGCGAAGTGTGGCTGTGCCATTACCTGCTTTGTCACCTTCCAATCGCCAAAAGCGATCATCGACATATGACTTGGTTTCTGTTTGGGGATTTGCGACTTTCTCGAATGCATTAGAGATTGCACCAAAGTCTGAGTTGCGCATTTTGCGGAGTGCTTGGATATCCATCGTATTTTCCTTTGTATAAATGTATTACGGATTATTGTTTTGTATATGTTGAATGTCGATTTCATCAGTCATTTCAATATCATCATCAAAGATGTCATCATCTAAATCAATATCTTCATCAACATAACTATTTAGCGTTTTCATACCTCCACTCTTTTTATTGTTAGAGTGTTTGGCATGTTTTCCAGATCGCCCACTGGCATTCTCATCATCGTAACGATGAGGTTGTTTCTTATAAGTCTTACCCATGATTTATTCTGCAAGTTCTTCTTTGAAGGCACTAAAGATTTTCTCTATCTTAATCTTATCGTATTTCACGAATCCAGTCAACTTTTTAATTCTACGCATCTCATTATCCCAGATGTATTTTACAGATAGATTCTGATTCCATTTTTCAATGATTCCTGAAAAGTCGTCTATGATTCTTAAAGTTTCTATTGCAATTTTACCACCAACAAACATCTTCAATGCTACAGGATATTCGTTTTCGGTAAACTCAAATATTGCAGAGTGTTTTAATCGGTTTGTTTCTATGTGTGTGAGTAGTGTTGCCAAATCGTCCACAAAGATCTTTGTGATACTTTGCTTTCGTTTGTTCCATTGCATGAAGTTATCTTCTGCTTCCTGACCAGCATAGATTGCAGTATCATTTCCATATGCAAAATTGGAAACAAAGAACTGAATAATCTCTTTATCATCAGAATGCTTCTGTGCTAACTTCTCAAATATGTATCTGTCATTCCTAGCGTTAAATGCTTCACGAGTACCTTTAACATTTCCTCTGTTTTGGAAGACATCAAATTTGTCAGTGGTGAAGTGAAGTTTAATTGCTAGGTAATAACGGTATGCTTTATAGCCGTCCACTTTGTTTTGCTCTTAATTTTCTACAATCTTCTTTTACACCAACAGGAATGTCTGGATGCCATTCTGCCATGCCACAATCGTATTTAATAGTTCTGGAGTTAAGATTCTCAGTTGTATAAACAAAGAATGTTCCTTGAACAATAAGAAAAACGATAATGGCAAAAATAGCCCATTTATTTTCAGACATCTAGTTGTGCTTGTTTAGGTAGGTAGTTTAATTCTCGAAAGTTCATTTCGATTTTATCTTTGAGTGACTTGTTGATAAGTTTAGAAACATCTTCTGGCTCAAGGTAATTCTCTTTACAATACTCGAGCACGGCATCCATATAAGTCATCTTTTTATCTCGAACAATCTGCTCGATGTATAGAGAAAACTCATTGGCTGTTTTAAACATTTCGTTCCTTAGCGATCCAATACTCAGTGTTTTTAATTTCTTGATTGAGTGCTCCATATTCTTTTAATTTAGTCCTGTATAATTTCCAAATGGGTGTATCAGTTTTATCTGGATCCATCTTTCGTTCAAACTTTTCCAAATACAAAGAAAAGAATTTATCTAACTTCATTTTTTTAACAAGAAGTTCGTGTCGTTTTTCATTCAGCGTCATAATATATTATACCTTATTTGTTATTGCAAGACAAGTTAATCATTGTACCACCATAGAATGCAACATCCATAATAAGGGCATCGTTTTCATTTCTAAGTTTTTCGTTTTGTTGCAGTGCTTCATACAACTTGTTTCTAAGCACATCTATCTCTGCTTCTTTTTCACAGCACTTTACACAAAATTCAGACATCATCCTCTCCTCATTGTTGCAATTTCGACAGCCTGTTCATCAGAGAATACTGGAACAGCGTTTGATTTGTGCATCGTGCCAATACCCTTAATGGCAGAGCCAGTATAAACAGGGTTGGGTTTCTTGTAACAAGGTGCACCAGTAAATGGAAGACTTGGAATCTTAGGTGTCTCACGACAAGCAGGTTTCCCAAGTGAGTATGTAGAACTGAGTGACTGGTCTTTACGAACAGTCGTCTTTGTTTCATACTTCTTTAACATGGCTTCCCATGATGCTCTCAACTGTTTTTGTTTTGCAGTTGGCTTTTTCTTCTTTTTAGAACTAGATGTTTTTACATATACGAACATAATATAATTATACTCCAATTAAAGTTGCAAGTCAATCAATAACTTGCAGTACGATGTTGTTGATATTTGTTTGCGTTTTGTTTAACTGTAACCCATTCTAAATTAGATGGGTGGTGATTAAAATGGTC